GCGGGGGGCGGCACTGGCCACCGACGGCGGGGCTGGACCCGTGGGCGGCGAGGAAAGGGCTTGATCCGTTCCTGGTGGCGCGGGCGATTGGGAGGCGGGGAGGGTTGGTGCCGAGGCGGTATTTGCGGGGGGCGTTGGAGGAGAATTTGGGGCGGATTAAACGATTGTTAGGGAAGATGGGGGAGGAGATTCGGGGGAAGTGGGATAGTCAGTAGACAGTAGGCAGTAGACAGTAAACAGCAAAGAGTAAAACGTAAAACGTAAGGAGTAAGCATGGCATTGCCCCGCACAGAGTGCGGGACTGCGGCCAGGATAGGGACCGCGGGTTGATGGAGTAGACATGGCCTTGCCCCGCAAAAGAACGCGGGACTTCGGCCGCCGAAGTTGCGTTGTGGAGAAGGAGTAACAATTGGCCTTGCAGGATGCTATTGACTGGGTGCAGGATACGATTGGGGGGCTGGATGGGATCCGGGCGGCGCCGCACGAGCCGACGGAGAGCATTAAGGTGTTCCCGTTTTCGCGGGCGTACGCGAGCGAGGGTGTGATCGAGGTGGGGGCGGTGGGGACGGATCGGGCGCTGCACACGATCGTGGTGGAGATCCACGTGGCGCGGACGGACCTGCCGAGGGATGTGGCCAAAGCAATGCCGTATGTGGACAGTGTGCCGGCGGCACTGCTGGCGGATCCGAGGCTGGGGGGGACGGTGAGCACGTTTGGGTCGATCCGGTATCGGTTTATGCCGATGCAGGTGGCGGGGCAGGATACGATCGGGTTTCGATTCTGGTTAGAGGGAGTGAAGGTATTGACGGCGACGGCACGGTGAGAAGGGGGGCGAGTGATGGGGAACCGGCAGGGAAAAAGCACAAATCGCAACGGAAATAACCAAAAGGGGAACCGGTTGGTGTTGTGGACGCAGTTGGTGACGCCGGGGATGGACGATGCGGCGGTGGTGGCGGCGGAGCGGGTGGCGGGCAGGGCGGCGGCGTTGGGGTACAACCACCTGGTGCAGGGCTACCGGCGGACGGACGATGCCCGGAACAAGGCGGTGCTGGCGTTGTCGAAGGTGGCGCGGGATGACCGGGATGTGTTGGTGATGCTGGACGCGGATCATATGCACCCGATGGACGTGATCGAGCGGTTGGTGGCACACGACGTGGGGGTGGTGGGGGCGATGTATTTTCGAAGGGGGGAGCCGTTTGACGTGTGTGCGTTTCGGCGGGGCCCGGATGTCCCGCAACAGGAAGCCCCGCAGGGGCAGGCGGGACAGGCGGGATCTACGAGCGGGCTGGTGGCGGTGGGGCGGGAGGAGACGGGATTACACAAGGTGGCGGTGGTGGGGACTGGTGCGATCGCGATTCAGCGGTGGGTGTTTGAGCGGCTGATGGAGAAGGGATACGGGTGGCCGCATTTCCGGTATGCGTATGCGGAGGGGTCGCTGGATCAGCCGACGGAGGATATGTATTTCGGGGCGATCTGTGAGGAGGCGGGGATTCCGCATTACGTGGATTGCGATCTGGTGACGCCGCATTTGAGGACGTTGGTGATTGATCGATCCTATGCCGTGGGGTGGGCGGAGGCGCGTGACGATGAGGAGAGGGCGGGTGGTGATGGGGAGAGGGCAGCCACCCCGGCCCGAACCGCGAAGCCGGGGCGGGCAAGGCGGGCACCCACAAGGGGTGCCCCTACGAATATCATGGCGGTGGAGGTGGAGGCATGCTGAGATATGTTGGAGGCGGGTTCATTGGCGGGGTGCCGGCCCGGGACCTGACGGAGGCGGAGGTTAAGGCGGGCCCCGCTGACGGGACAGGTGGTTGGGATCGGGAGGCGTTGGTGGGGACGGGATTGTATGTGGAGGCGGGCAGCGGTCAGCAGTCAGCGGTCAGCCCCGCAGGAGCAGGCGGGGCGGGCGGTCAGCCCCGCGATACAACGCGGGACAGGCCGGCCAGGGAGAAGGGTGAGAAAGCGCAAATTTCAAATAGCAAATGACAAATATCAAATATCAAATACCGGAAATGAGGAGGGATAGACGATGGGTGTGAAGGCGCTTCGGAAGATTCAGATGGGGTTGGAGACGACGGCGGGAACGGCGGTGCCGGCGACGACGATCTGGCGGGGGACGGGGACGATCGAGGATCAGCGGGAGATCCGGCGGATCGATGAGGATGTTGGGGTGCTGCAGCGGGTGAACCGGACGGCGACGCCGAAGTTGCTGGCGGGGCTGGCGATGGACGCGGTGCCGGCGACGTTCGAGCAGCTGCCGTATATCCTGGAGGCCGGGATCAAGCAGGTGAACACGGGGGCGGCGGATGGGGCGGGCAGCGGGCTGATCTATGCCTACACGATGCCGATCACGGCCGCGAACACGCTGTCGTATTACACGATCGAGGGCGGGGACGACCAGCAGGCGGAGGAGATGGAGTACGCGCACGTGCAGTCGTTCGTGATCGCGGGTGAGGGGGCGGATCTGGTGACGATGGCGGCCCAGTGGGTGGGGCGGCAGGTGAGCCTGTGCTCGTTCACGACGGGCCAGTCGATCCCGACGGTGGAGGAGATCCTGTTCGGGAAGGGGTCGGTGTGCATCGATGCGGCCGGCGCGATGGGGACTACGCCGAAGTCGGGGACGATCCTGGGGTTCGAGTTGAACGTGGCCAACACCGGGGTGCGGCAGAAGTGGCCGGCGGATGGGCTGGGCACGTTTTTCTCGTTTATCGTGACGGTGCCGGCAGAGGCGACGTTGCAGCTGACGTTCGAGCACGACGGAACCGGGGTGGCGGAGAAGGCGGCGGCGGTGGCGGAGACGCCACGAGCGGTGCGGCTGAGTTTCGACGGATCGGCGCTGACGACGGCGGGCACGACCTACACCTACAAGACGTTGCAGATCGATGCCTGGGGCTACTGGGATCCGTTCTCGAAGATCGACGAGCGGGATGGGAATGACATCGTGACGGGGACTTTGCAGCTGTGCTACGACCCGACGGATGCGAAGATGCTGGAGATCACGGTGGTGAATGAGCTGGCGACGTTGACGTAAGTCAGTAGTCAGTAGACAGTTGTCAGTAGACAGAAGGGGATGGGGTTGACTGTGGGGCGAAAGTGTGGTATGATGGTGGCAGACTCGCAAAAGTTTGATGGACGGGCAGTGTTTGTGCCGGTGCCCCACAATCGAATACCGGTTGCGGTCAAAGAGCCGCGTGGCAGACAGCCTGTCCTGACTTTTGCGAGTCCAGCTGGCACATCTGCCACGTGGCTCTTTGCATTTCCAGGACAGAAAGGACTCGCAAAATGAACATGCAGTCGATCAAGTATGGTTTGGTTACCCTCAGTTTCCATGCGGGGGACTGCCATCTCCTGGCAGAGGCGTGTGAAACAGCCCTTGAGAACGAGGCCGGATGCGAAAGCGAAGCGGACGTGCTGCGCCTGGAGGCGATGGGGGCGGCGTTTCAGGCGGCGGCGATCGCTGGCGATTTGCAGACGGAGATGGTTCCGGGGGGGGACGTGATGGATCATGAGTGATCCGAAAGGGGGCGACGAAATGGTGAAGCAACAGAAGTTGGTGTTTGAGGTGCCGGACGATGATACGCCGAGCTTTCTGCGACGGCAACGGCAGGGGATGGCGTACTTCCAGAGGCTGGAAACGGCGGGAGCGGACCCAACGCTGATAGATGAGGTCATTGAGTTCCTGTTGCCCTGCGTGACCCAGCCAAAGGATCGGGACGAGGCGCGAGAGGCGCTTCTGGACGCCAGCAAGCGACAGTATATGGATCTGCTGGCAGCGGCCACCGGCGGTGCCGTAGAGGACCCTACGCCAGACGAGAGCGAATCGACGAAATAAATCGAATCGTTCATTGGAGCAGGGGTGTCATGGGCGTTCAACCGCCGGCTTACGCGCTTATCTGTGAGGCAGCGAAGGAATGGGGTATACCACCGTGGCAGGTTGAGGCAGAGTGCACAGCCTACTGGTGGAAGAGGTGGCTCAGATATCGGATGGGGGGGATCAAGGCAATGAAGTAGTTTGGCCGAAACGCTAGAAATTGTCATCCGGGCAACAGATAAGACAGCCGGCGCGTTAAAGACGACTCGCGGGGACGTTGCTGGTCTGGAAAAGGAGACCAAGAGCGCGTCCCAAAGGATGGTCTCCGCCTTTAAGCAAATTGGTGCGGCCGCAGCGACTGGCCTTATCGTCCGTAGTGCCGTCCAATTTGGCAAGGCCAGTTATGATGCGGCGGCCAGAGTCGAACAGCTGGGCGTAGCCACTGAGAACCTGGCCAAACAGATGGGCAGCAGCCGGAACGCGATGGTCAGCGCCATGCAGGCTGCCTCCAAGGGCACGGTTGACGAGATGGCGGCGCTGGAAGCCGCCAACAAGGCCATGATGTTCGGCATCGTGCAAACCGAAGGTGAGATGGCGGAACTGACGAGCATCGCCATCACGCTCGGTTCAGCGATGGGCATGACTGCCAAGAGGTCAGTCGACGACCTCACCACGGCGCTGGGGCGCAACTCCTATCAAATCCTCGACAACCTAGGCATCAGCCTGAAACAAGCGGATGCTGAACGGCGATACGCGGCATCTATCGGCAAGACAGTCGACCAACTCACCGAAGAAGAAAAGGCACAGGCATTCCGGGCGGCGGCGATGATCGAAGGCCGCAAACGGATGGAGGAGCTGGGGGGGATCACTGAAACCAACGCCCTGAAAGCAGAACGGCTTGATGCGGCTTGGGCGGATTTCCACATTACGTTTGGACGACTACTGCAAGTGATCGGGGGCGGCATTGACCCGATCACGCGATTTGTGAACAAACTCAGTGAAGGGGCTGAGGCGTGGGGCTACGTCATAGAGGTGGCGGCGCCAGCCATAGCGCAGTATTTGGGGCTGGCGAAGGCCGAAGATATGGCCACGCAAGCGTCTCAGGCGCGAGCATCAGCGCTGTACACCCAGCTCATCCCGGCTGAATACTCGCTGGCGCAGGCGATGCTCAACACCGAACAGGCAATCATACGTCGCACGGGCGCGATGACGCAAGAGATGGAGCGTTACATCCCCTTCGCCCAGGAACGAGCCGACGCGATCATTGAAGGGTTGAACGAAGAAAAGCTGGCAGCGGAAGATACCGCCGAGGCGGTGGCCCAGGCAGTTGAGAATCAAATACTGGCCTATCAGAACCTGCAATCGGGCTATGCTGATTACGTGCTCGGGGTGCAGGGGCTGCAGGAGGGGCTGAGAGCTGGGCAGGCCAGTACTGCGTCGAGCATTGCCGCTGCTGAAGCCCAGGCGAATGAGGGCCGGGCAGCGGCAGGTGTGCGCCTGACCGAACAACTCGTCAAGAATGAGGAGGATCGGGCCGACGCCATCCACCGGGTTATGGAAGGGGCCCACGCGCGGAGCGCCGAGCAGAATGCGGCAGACCTGCAGTGGTGGAACGACATCTACGATCAGAAAGAAACTGACCTGCGCGCGGCCTACGACGAGCAGAATGCCGCCATCGATGAGAAATTGACTGAGCGCACGTCCGCGCTGGCAACGGCAGACGCTAACCGAGCTGGCAAAGAGAAGGAGGCCATGGATGACCTCAAGCTGCTGGCCGCGCTGACGGTGATGGAAACCTCCGGTGAGTTGGTTAAATTCACCGGTGGGATGGCCACTTCGGCTGAGGAAGCTGCCAAGCTGATTGAGGCTGGAATTCTGCCGGTAACGGATACGATGGCGACAAAGTTGGGGCGGGTCATCTCTGGACTGGATACCCAGGCCACAACCATGACCCGGCAGCAGGGTGTGAATGCCACCACGATGGAGGGGGTATTCACGGGGGCGTTTGCCAGGACAACCACACTGGCTGAGGCAATGGGAGCGACCGGGTTTACAACCGGCACCAAAGTTGCCAGTGGGTTCGAGGCGGCGCAAAGCGCCGCTGGACAGCTGAAGGTCGCGTACGATGACTTCCTGACAACTTTCGAGGATACCATCACCGCGATGCCAGCCGTGGTAGAGGCGATTAAGTGGGATGAGGTGGGCGAGAACATTCTCCTGGGCATTAAGGAGGGTGTTGAGGAAAAGCGGGGCGAATTGCTGGAGGCGATCAGGCAGACTGGAGAGGAAGCCTATCGCGTGATGATGGAGAGTATTCAGGCACAGTCTGCCTCTAAAAAGTTTATGAAGGTCGGCCTCGCCATCGCCCAGGGCGTGGCGGTGGGAATTGAGAACAGTGCCACGTTCATCAGCGATGCCGGGCGGACGGTGCTGGATCGGTCCTTCAAGTCGTGGCTGAGCTTCATGAAGCTTGAGTTGGGCAAGGGTTCTGGCGAACTGAAACAGATGTTGTGGAAGCTGACGGACAAGACGCTCAACTACCTGGTGGTGAGAAGCGGTGAAACGGCGGGCGAGGCGATGCAGCGGGCGCTGGACAAGATCATCGGGCAGGTGGCAGCATTCAGTCCGAGAATCGCAAAGCACCTGGCGCTGAGTCAGGGAACGCTGTTCGAGATGCTGGGGGAACAGGCGGGCACGGTGGTGGGATTCGGGGGGGGTGAAAAGTTTGCAGCCTTGATGAGCGCGGCCGGCGTGTTCGGCGGGCTGGGAGGGACGGCGGGCAGCCTGTTGCAGGAGCGGCGGCTGGGGCCGATCCAGGAGACGATCCGGGCGCTGGAAGAGCAACTGGCGCTGATGCAGGAGCAGGGGGCATCGCTGGAGGATCAGGCGAAGGTGGTGAAGGCGCTGAAGGAGGAGCGGAAGGAGGCGGCGTCGATCGAGCGGGATATGGCGGCGCTGGCGAAACAGCAGGCGGATCTGCAGTTCATCCAACAGCAGAGCAACCTGATCCAGATGATCAAGGACAACGGGTTGAACGTGAAAAACATTTTGGGAGGGTTGAAGCTGGGGCTGGATGCGGACTTGCAGGGGCTGATCCAGGCGATGACGCGGGCGATGCAGGCGATGATCGGGGCGGCGGAGAAGGAGTTGGGGATCGCGTCTCACAGCAAGAAGGGCTTTGCGCTGGGTCGGAATTTCATCGAGGCGATGGGCATCGGAGCCCTGGAGGCGGTGCCGGCGACGGCGATGGCGATGGGGGGAGCGGCGGGGCAGGTGACGAATATCAAGAACTACTATTTCGAGCCGCATTATTCGACCCGGCAGTCGCCGAGCAGTTTGATGCACGATATTGCGGTGTTGAGGGTGATGGAAGGATGAGCATTACGGTGATTCGGGGGGCGGCGCAGACGTCGATCACGGATGGGACGCTGACCTGGCTGGAGGGATATGCCGGGCTGGGGCGGGCGCCGATGCACACGATCACTGAGCGGGGGCCGGAGCAGCATGGGGAGACGCTGATCGATTTCCGGCTGGACCCGCGGGTGTTCAGCCTGGTGCTGGGGCTATCGCCGGCGACGGCGGGCGGTCTGCAGACGGATAAGGATACCATCCTGGACCTGTTCTCCCCGGTGGCGGGCGGGGATCTGATCAATCTGGAGTGGGGGCTGGCGAACGGGAACACGCGGCGGATCGCCTGCAAGCCGATCGGCGATTGTGATATGCCGTCGGCGGACAAGGCCGGGTTCTACCAGAAGGTGGCGGTGGTTTTCCACGCGCCGGATCCGACGTTTTACGATCCGACGGCGGAGGCGGTCACGTTCGCGCTGGGCGGTGGGGCCAGCGGGTTCACAGTGCCGACGCCAGTGCCGACGGCGATCGGAGCCGGCACCATCGATCAGAGCCGGGTGATGACGAACAACGGGAACTGGCACTCGTCCCCGTTCATCCGGATCACCGGGCCGATCACCGATTGTATCATCACCAACACGACCACGGATAAACAGCTGTCGTTTGTGGGCACGACGATCGCGGCGGCGGATTATTACGACGTCAATCTGACCTATTTGCAGAAGACGATCGTGGATAAGGCGGGCGCGGACAAGTTGGGGGATCTGGTGGAGGGGTCGCATCTGGGTACATTCATGATAGCGGCCAAACCGATGGCGCCGAGCGGCAACAATAACATCCAGGTGACGGGCAGCGCGGTGACGACGGCGACGAAGGTGGAGGTTACGTTTTATCATCGGTATTTGGGGATTTGAGCGGGCGACCACAAGGGATCGCCCCTACGCAAATCGCCCGAGGGAAGGTGAGACATGGCAGCACCAACTGAGATGAGTTATCTGTGGACGACCGGCGGGGCCGGCGACGGGGCGGCGACGTACACTGTGAGCGACTGGCACAAGATCGTCGAGATTGTTGGCTGTTGCCACGGCGAGGAGGGGGTGGGTGACTTTGAGAATCATTACGACGCCACCTTTGCCGCCAACACGGTCACGATCGATACCGGGATGGGGATCAGCGACGGCAAGCCGCATCACTGTTCGGTGGCGGGGGATATCACCATCCCCAGCGCGGTGGGCGGTGGAAACACGCGGATCGACCGGATCGTGCTGCGGGCGGACTGGACGGCGCAGACAGTGCGGCTGACGCGGATCGCGGGGACGGACGCGGCCAGCCCGACGGCGCCGGCGATCACCCAGACGAGCGAGACGACGTACGACATCATGCTGTACCAGGTGCTGGTGGACACCGGGGGAACCACCTCGCTGCAGGCGGATGAGCGGGTGTGGGCGGCGGCCGGGCTGGCGGGGAACGGGCTGGTCACCAACACCAGCGGCGGCATGGCGGTGAATGTGGATGGCAGCACCATCGAGATTTCGAGTGACGCGCTGCGGGTGAAGGACGGCGGGATCGTGCTGGCGAAGATGGCGGCCGATTCGGTGGATGATAGCAAGGCGGGGAATCGTGTGCCTGCACTCACTCGGCGGCAGGGGGGCAGTGCTACGGTATGGACTACACAAGGAACCACAACATACACGCCTGCGGCGGTCCGAATACAGGCAGGCAGCCGCCTCATCGCTTCGACGGGGACGGTTACGTTCCCTGTCGCATTCTCGTATGCGCCGATCGTTATTGCTATCGTCGATGCGGTAGGTGATCGTTTAGCTGTGACACTAGGGGGTGTGACAAGCACGCAAGTAGCTTTCAATGTCTGGAACGACGCCGGGACTGGTGGCAACGGTACCGTATATTGGATGGCCATCGGTCCGGAATGATGATGGGGCGAATTCTGCGGTGGTTGTCCCTAAGTGCCGGGATCATATGGCGCCTGGTGTGTGAGATCCTGTGGACGCTGTTTGTGCCAGATGAGGCAAATGATGGGATGCCCGTTCCGACTGAGCTGCCGACGAAGATGTGATGGCGGGATGGATGATTGATGGACGCGACGACGTACGAGTTGCGGCTGAACGATAGCGCGGGGACCTGGATCGGGCACTTTACCGATTTCCAGAACCTGGTGTACACCAAAAAGCGGAACGGGGTGGGCCGGTGCGAGTTCGACGTCCGGGCCGATCACCCCTACGTCGGCTCGCTCGCGGACAAATGCCAGCTGAAGGTGCGGCGGGAGAACGCGTCGATGGGGCTGGCGCAGCATACCGATTTCGATGGGATCGTGCGCTCGTTGAAGCGGAGCCGGACGGACCACACGATGTATCACTGTGTGGCGCTGGGATTGCTGCATTTTTTGTCGTGGCGGGAGGTGGCGTGGGACGCGGAGACGGCGAATCGGACGGTGTTCACCACGGTGGCGGCGGAGACGATTATGAAGACGCTGGTGGATTATAACATCTGCGCCAACGCCACCGCCGTCAATGGCCGGGACCGGGACGGAACCATCACCGGGTTCACGATCCAGGCGGATGGGGCGGGGGGCAACGCGGTCGATTGGGCCTGCACCCGGGACAACCTGCTGGAGACGCTGCAGAAGCTGGCGGCGGTGGCTGGGGGGGATTTCGACCTGATCAACACCTCGGCGGCCAACTACCAATTCCGATGGTACACCGGCCAGCGGGGCACGGATCGGACGGCGTCGGTGCTCTTCTCGCCCGATCGGGACAATATGCAGAATCCGGTGTACACGTTCGATCGGATGGGCGAGGCGACGGTGTGCATCGTGGGGGGGCCGGGGGAAGAGAGCGCCCGGGAGATCACTATCCGGACGGGGACCAACTACCACGCCACGACCAACAACATCGAAAGGTTCGTGAACGGATCCGATCTGAAGCTGGCGGCGGCGCGGGAGGCGTTTGGGGACAGCAAGCTGAGCGGGTGGCAGGCGCGGGAGGCGTTTGAGTTCGAGGTGCTGCAGACGAAGTCGTGTTTCTATGGGGAGGTGGCCAGCGGGGGGCATTACGAGTTGGGGGATAAGGTGACGGCGACGTGGGGGAGCGATACGTTCACGCCGATCGTGGATGCGGTGACGATCCAGGTGTTCAACGAGGGTGGGGATGAGGTGCGGGTGGAGTTTGCGGATGCGTAGGGGGCGGTTCGCGAACCCCGCAAAGAACGCGGGACTTCGCCGCCCGTACAGGCACCGAACGGTCGAGAGAGGGGATAAGTAGGCAATGTCTGAGCAGGTGGAGATGGGAATGGCGGCCCTTGTGGCGGACCTGCGGCGGCGGGTGGCGGCGCTGGAGCGGATGGAGGCGGCGGCGGGCGTCGATCCGGCGGGGCACGATCATGCCAAGCTGGTGGCGTCGGATGGCAGCCCGGATCCGGCGCTGTCAGCCGATGCCAGCGGCAACCTGACCCAGGCCGATGGTCTCTACATCGCCACCGACGAAATCCGAGCACGAGATGCTGGCGGGTTGAAGCTGTATGAAGATGGTGGCAATGGTATTTTTGTGCAGGATAGTACTGGCAACGTCGGCGTCGGGATAACACCAAGCACGGAATTGGTGGTATGTGGTGACGCGGTTTGGGCTTCAAGTGCCGATGGTCAAATACGAATATCTGGGAAAACAAACGCCGACAAAAGGCTGAATCTTGGTTTCGATACTACCAATGAGTTCGGTTTCATCCAGGCCATAGAAGCTGCTGTTGCTGCACGAGATTTGGTTTTACAACCTGGCGGTGGCAACATCGGCGTCGGGGTGACGCCAACACAAAAATTGCAGGTCGCTGGAAGGATCATGGCTACCGGCACTGGCTATGTGGCCAATCCGGCAGGCCCGGTGTTTGGTCAGTATACTTCTACGCGTGGTTATGTTCAAGCACCTGCTGGTGGCACATTTGAAATATGGCAGGATAGTAGCGTTGCTACAGCTATATTCGAGGACGATGGCGATGTCTGGATGATCGCCAATTGCAGCGCCCTATCGTTCACAGATCGATCACCTGTGTTTGTCGGCGACGCATTGGCAGCACTCAAGAAGATAAAACCACAGCTAAACAGTGAGGGAGATTGGCGTGAAGTGAATCATGATACCTTGCCACAACGATTGCAGAAAGATAGTGGGGGCGAGAGAAGCCGTGATATTGGGGCCAACATACAGCTCAACTCCCGAGCTATCTGCCAGCTAACCGAGATGAATGAGCAATTCCAAGCCCGCCTAGAGAAATTGGAGAAGAAATGACAGACATAGACGAAACACAGAAGGTGATTGCTGAGGCAAGGAAAGGACAAACATGAAAATCACACTAGAAAAGTTAGTCAATGCCACGGCAGCGCTCACCTGGTTGTCGGAAGTGTCGGATGTTGACCATCTGAATGCCACAGCCAAGTACAACCTGGCACACCTGCTTGGTGCAATTGCACCTCACATGGCGGCCTACGAAGCAGCGAGGCTCGCTGCTGTGAGGAGGTACGGCGAAGAGGGTGAGAATGGGTTTCAAGTCGCACCGAGGAACCTGGCAGCATTCGGGGACGAGATGCTGGAGTTGCTGCGCACCACCGAATGTGAGTTGCCGGACACTGTTATTCCGACGATACCTCTTATGGAGATCATTACACCGATCCATCTGCTCCAGTTGGATTGGCTTTTAGAGAAACCGACCGAAGAGGACTAGATTTGAATGGCGCGATGGCGCATATTATTGACCCTAGGAGGGCTAATGATGCAGACGTTAATTTGCCCGCATTGGGCACCATGCCACGCCGGGCAGGAGGACGACCAGTTTATGCGCGACCTCAAGCCCAAGGTGGTGAAACTGTTTTTCTTGGGCGACTCGATCCCCAGGCTGGACGTGGCGCTGGCGGCCGCCACCAACCTGGTGATATTGCGGCATCACGGGATCTCGGAGAATTACGATCGGCGGGGGATCCGGGACCGAGGCCATGCCGTGGAGATGGCCGGGGCGCACGCCGACGCCTGGTGGGGGTTGATTCCGGCCGGCGTGCCTCGGGACCGGATCGCGGTGGAGGGGCTGAACGAGCCCCGGGTCTGGCCGTGGGGCAGCGAATCGCCGGAGCTGACCAGCGCCTACTATGCCGAGCTGATGCGGCTGATGGGTGCCGGCGGGGTGCGGGTGGTGGCCGGCAACCTGAGCGTCGGCTGGCCGGGTAACGGCGAGCCGGAAATGCCGCCCGACAGCCCACCGATCTGGCGGGGCTTCGAGGAGATGATCGATGCCATCAATCGGCACGCTGGTTTCCTGGGCATGCACGAATATCACTTCACCAACGGGCCTCGGGATCCGGTGGTGGAGATCATCGACGGCAAGGTGAAGCGGTCAGGTGGCTGGGGCTGGTGGTGCGGGCGGTTCGAGGTATGCCCGTGGGACGTGCCCATCATCATCACCGAGGCCGGCATCGATGCCCACGTGATGAATCAGGACTACTTCGGCTGGCACGGGCTGGCGCAGCCTCGGGAGTCGACCTACTTTGGCTACCTGGTGGACTACGAGATGCAATGCATCCTGGATGGGCGGGTGGTGGCCATCACCCCGTTCACCCACGATTTCTACGATCGGATGTGGGCCACCTACGACACCCGGCCGCGGGAGTTCAGGACTCTATGGCTGGCGCACGCCCGGGATATGGAGGCGGCCAATTACATCTTGCCGGCAGCCTGGTCGCTGCCGACCTGGTCCAGCGAGCCGTGGAGACCGGACGGGGCGCCATTACCGCCATCTCCGCCGCCACCGGCGCCGGTGCCAGTGCCAGTCCCGGTGCCAGTCGCCGGGCCGGAGGTGGTCGATCTGGCACAGAATCGTCACGACCTGGCCTGGCTGACGAATGCCTACGGGGTCACGGTTGACTCGAGTCTGGTGAAGGGAGTGGGGCACAATCTCCGCATGGTATCGATCCAGGCCCAGGAAACAGCGGGCCACATGCACGATGCCGTCCGGGGATATCACGAGGTGCGGCTGATAGATGAGGCCGGCAACGCGCTGGCCGGCTGGGCAGTGGGGCGCACCTGGCCGGGGGCGCCCAATGCCTGGCCGAACGGGGTGGCGCCGGATAACGTCACCTGCCCACCGGAAGCGAAGGCGGCCGCGATCTTTGGCACGACCAACGCCGACGGCTCGGTGAGCTGGGTCGCTGGGCCGGGCGACATCGCCCATAACAAGGATGGCGCCAATACCTTCTGGCCACCATCTCACGAACTGGGCTGTGACGTGATGCGAGGGGGAGGCATCTTTGGGGATCCATCGGGCAAGGCGATCGTCTGGGTGCCCACCTTCCAGGTGGTGGAGGTCGGGGCGACCCAGCCGCCGCCGCCAACACCGACACCCACACCCACACCCGTCCCCGCAGAATGGGGAGACGCCCGGCTGACGCCCTGGAAGCCGCTGGTGATGGAGTGGAGCGACCGGCGGGAGATCGATCCGCTGGTGGTGGGCGCGATCGTTATGTTGGAGAGTGCCGGGCAGTCAGAGGTGATCTCGACCAGCGGGGCGGTGGGGCTGATGCAGGTGATGCCCTTCGAGGCGGGTGCGGCTTTCAGCGATCGACCCACGACGGCTGAGTTGCTGAACCCAGGGTTCAATATCGAGTGGGGGACGAAGATACTACGAGACAATCTGGACCGGTACGGCGATCTGGCCCGGGCGCTGGCCGGCTATTACGGCGGTCGCCGGTGTGCGGAAAACCTGGATGACCCGGATTCTATCACCTACCTGGAGAAGTTCAGGGAGTGGTGGCGCCGGCTGTGGGGCACCGAGCCGCCGGTCCAGGTGGGAGAGCCGGGGGCTGTGAACGTCACCTCGATACGCTGGAACGCAGAGGAGGCGGTGCGGGAGATCGAGGCATCCCAAAAGCAGGATGCATCGGCCAGGGCGCGATTGCTGGAGAATGTGATCGCGGGGCTGTACAAAATCGAGGGGAATAGCCCCTGAGAGCGATTCTGGTGGGGAATTGGCAAATATCGTAGGGAATCGGGCTTGACGGGGAGCCAAGAGTGTGGTAGAATGGGGGTGAGCTCAGACCTCACCAAGCGACAAGTTTTTTTTGTCGGTCGCACCCATAAGCGAACAGTTTGTGGTCACAGGCCCGCAACGGCCAAACTTGTCTGCCGTGAGTTCTGAGCTCCCAGATCGGCAAAGCCGTTGCGGGCTTGTGCTATGTACGGGAAAGGAGCTCAGACAATGTCGAAGGCAGAAGAGCGTAGTGGCATGAGCATGGCGGACATGCAGGTGGCGTGGAGGGCGGTGCTGCGCTTGCTGGTCTTTCTGGGCCCTCGGGTGGGGGAGGAAAATGCCGAGGGGATCCCGGAGGAGATGCGAGCCCGGATCGCGGAGCACGCGTTGGTGCTGGATGGAGACCGGCTGCGGGCGGTGTTTATGGCCATCTGTGAGCTGGTGATCCTGCAGTGGGAGGAGCAGGGATTGATGGCCTAAAGGGAGCCGAGCCCCCGCCACGATCGTAGCGGGGGCTTCTTGATTCATAGCCCCCAGTGGTCCACCGGGCCCGCGCGGCGGTGGCCGTTTTCGCAATCGACCTGAGCGATGGCCAGGTAGCGTTTCACCATGTCGAGGCTGCTGTGACCCATGATCTTCTGGAGGGAATAGATATCGCCCTTGTTGCGGATGTAGTTGATGGCGAAGGTGTGGCGGAACCGGTGGGGGTTGCAGGGGCTGACGCCGGCGCGAGTGCCCAGGCGGCGGAGGTGGGTGGCCAGGTGGCGGCGGTCGATGGGGCCGCCGTCGGTGGTGAGGAACAGGATACCCCCACCCCGGCCCTCCCCCTGAGAGGGGGAGGGGGGATCGGCCTGCAGATATTGCCACAGGGCTTTGCGAGTGCGGGTGCCGAAATAGACGGTCCGCTGTTGGCCCTGGCCGGCGTTGAGGCGGCTTTTGCCCCGCACCAGGGCGGTGCCGTGCCGCAGGTCCACGTCTGCCCCGGCCAAGCCGCAGAGCTCGCTGGCGCGGATGCCGGTATCCAGCAGGAGCAGGACGATGGCCCGATCGCGGCGGACCAGGTGGGGCGGGCGGCCGCTGCGGATCTGGGGGCGGCTCTGCCAGGGATGGGAGGTGTCGATGGCGGCCAGGATGGCCTTCAGATCGTCCTCCTTGAATGGCTTGATCTGGTGGCGGCTGGCGCGGGGTGGGTGGACGGCCCGGGCCGCGTGGACATCCACGTAGCCCTCTTCGAGGGCCCAGGTCCACAGGCTGGCGATAGTGGTGTGGGTGTTCTGGATGGTCCTGGTGGATGGGAGCCGGGCTGGCCGGGGAGCGACGCCGGCCGGCGTGAGATATGTGGTCTGGAGTTGGTGGAGGAAGGCGCGGACGTCGGCGGCAGTGAGGTCACGCAGACGGGGATCCCCGTCCAGAAAGGCCGCAAATCTGCGCAAATTTAGGGCATAATTGCTGAGGGTGTGGGGGGAACAGCCGACGACCTCTTTGGCCAACAAGAATCCGTCGACAGCTTGCGATAATCTGATCTCCATGATATGTGGTCTCCTGTTGTTACGATTTGATATTGCGGGTGCAAATTTCGTAACGTTGGACCACACATAAGGGCGATTTGGCAAGCTGTGTCGTCAGGTGTTCGGTGCAAGGTGGGCGGTACAAGACTTGAACTTGTGACCTCATGCATGTCAAACGTGTGGCCCATAGCATCGACCCCTGACCACATATTGCCCCGATTTTGAGGTGATGTGTGGTCTACGGTTCTGCTGATATGTGGTCTACGGTTGGAATTCCGGTGGGCAGTTCTTTTGGTTTCACCAGAAACACGACTGCCAGCGTGCAGATGGCGCAAGCGACCAGCGCGCCGACTAAATCCAACCGATAACCAGCCCCGGTGCAGATGAGCAATGCCCCAACGCCCAGACCACGTTGCCTCTTATGATCGGCTATCAGCAGCGGCGCGCAGCCCAGTACGAAACCAAACAATGTGCTCACCATGAGCTGACCAATCTGAAAGCCTAGTTCTTTTGCGGCCTCTTCCATATATCACCTCCGCCAGTCAATCACCTGTTTTCGCCGGATAGCTGGCCCTGGTCTCCCGCAGCGCCCTGATCACCGCCCTGGCCTCGCGCTGGCCTCCCTCGTCCAGATCGCGGTAGTGGTATAGCAATTCCTCCTCATCCTCCCCTGGATCCCGTGATGGCGGCAACAGACCAGCTGCACGGAATACTGTCTCCGGCGGCACATCAAGTGCCCGAGCCATCGCGACACAGACCTCCGGTCCCGCGCCTCTCATTTCGCCTATGACTCGGCTGACAGAGGTCCTGGTTATGCCCGCTGCTCTGGCAAGATCGGCCTGAGTCCAGTCTCGTTTCTTCAATTCTTTTGCCAACCAGCTATGGAAAGTATCCATGGGGTAACACTATCTTACCTTAAAATTTGTTGGAATGGGGTAACAAAATGCGACCACCTATTGACATATAAGAGCAAATGTGATACACTGTTGCCACGGGGTCACAATTTGCGACCTGATGCTGACACAATAATGGGAGGTGGCGATGGAACAGAAAACAAAAGTGCCCGCGTCAACACCAGCCCGGGAGAACTCCGAACGACGTAGTATTTCACTATATCCGCCGGATTGGGCGGTCATTGATGAGATCAGCGATCGCTTCGGCGTGAATGTGAGCAGTGCGGTGCGAATGATCGTGCGCACATGGGACGGGTTCGACGGCGGCTCGGTTGACAACAGCGATAGCAAATAGAACCCTCAGGCGATGACCAGCTTGAGGGCTTTTTCTGTCTCAGAAAGGGGCGGCACGATGGCAAATAACCTACTCCGAGCGTTAGTTGACCTACGGGATCGGCAAGTGCAAAAGGCGCGCATCCAATTCAGCAATCGATTGAGCGCGCTGGAACGGGGCGCCGATGATGGTCACGACAGTGGCCAGGAGGAGATAGTGGAGCGGTGGTTCGACCGGTTTCGGAAGATGGAGGATGAACTTGACGCCGATATCGCTGAAATCGTTCCAGATCATCCCTTTTTTATGGAGCTGAGCGCGGTGAGAGGCATCGGGCCGATGTACGCCGCCAAGTTGCTGGCGATGATCGACATTGAGCGGGCTGAGACGGTGAGCGCATTATGGCGATACGCTGGATGTGGTGTGGTGGATGGTAAGGCCGAGCGCCCAGTGAAGGGCGAGCCACTGCATTTCAACAAGCGCCTGAAGGTAGCAGTCTACCTGGTTGCTGGCTCATTTCTGAAATGCAACAGCCCGTACAGAGCGATCTACGACAGCGCCCGTGAATACTATGCCGCCAACCGGCTGGACTGGACCAAGGGGCATCAACACTATGCGGCGTTGCGGAAGATGGCGAAGGTCTTCCTCGCACATCTGTGGGAGCGATGGCGAATGCTGGAAGGGCTGCCGACGCGGAGCCTCTACGTCCATGAGAAGCTGGGGCACAATCACCGCTATTCAGCCGAAGAATTTGGATGGCCCCAAATAGCCGATGGTAAGCAGAGGACCGAGGTAAATGAGCGAGCCGAATCGCGTGAGAGAACCAATGTATCCGAGCGAGCCAATAATGGCGAGTGACCCGGGTCCCGGAAGCGAGCCGTAGTAGTCGAGAGACCCATGTTGTACGAGCGAGCCAAAAAAGCCGAGTGACCCGTCACTAGCAAGCGAGCCGACCATGTCGAGAGACCCATTTTGCGTGAGCGAGCCGTATTTGCGGAGAGAACCGTCGGTCGTGAGCGAGCCAAAGCCTTTGAGAGGCCCGAGGATGAAAAGCGAGCCGTACCGCGAGAGAGAACCGCAAAGTGGGAAGCGAGCCGCCGAGGTTAAGAGAACCGTGAAGAATGAGCGAACTTCAGAGCATAGAGAATGGAGGGGCAAGATGGCGAAGGGTAAGCGGCCACGGATATTGTGGGAGGAACGGAGGGTGGCATGCGCTGGGTGGTGTGCTGATGGGGCGACAGTTGAGCGACGCAGCCAAATAGCACGGCGCGGCTGGCGGTACGTAAACGTGCCTTCGCTGAAATGGGGTTTCCCGGTGTGGATCTGCCCGAAATGCGCAGCCCGGTATGAGCAAGAGAAGGAAGGGGCAAAATGAGCGACCCACTAGAACGATATCGGAAGGCCTGGATCCAGGAGCAGGCCGATCGGCAAAAGCAGTTCCAGGCGGAGGAGGACGCACACCGGGACGTCTGGCGGCAGCGGGCCAGCGATTTCATCGCCGAGCATGACCTGGGCGAGTTGCTGGCCTTCTTTCACATCGGGGATCCGGAGTTCCCCAGCTCTGGGTGGGACATCGTGTTTCCATTGCGGATCCCCTACGGCGGTGAACACCTGCCCGGGACGTTCTCCCTCTTCATCGAGGGAGAGAAGCTGATGGGAGCAATCGCATTCGATTGCGGTGACTACAGGAAGGTGTATGTGCCAACCACCGATGCTGACATCGGACACTGGTTGGCCGACCTGGAAAAGTGGCCGCTGTCGGCTGATCATTATTGTTAAGGTGCTGGGGGCAGGTCCTTCAACCTGCCCCCTCTTCGTGGGCCGGCGGATCGCGGGCAGCGATCGTGAATTGCGGCAAGCGACGGGTGCGCGAGAGGCTGCCGCCGCAAGCTGATGGCCTCCACGGGTTCGACTCCCGGCCGGTCCATTTGTCCGTGTGTATCCATCATAGCATATGGAGGCGACGATGTTGTCTTTTGTACTCTTTTTGGCCCTGGGCTGGGGGGTGATGTTCGCGTTAATGCTCCATTACGTCCCCATCGGCCGCCACATTGTACTTAAACACACCTGGTTGGCAGTGGTCATCGGTGTCGGTGTGGATCTGGCCCTGATGTCGCTGATCCTGCCTCTGCCATATTGGCTGGCCGTGGCCGCCATCATCGCTGCCTCCAGCATCGGTATGATCGCGCGCAGCCTGGCGATAGAGTCGCAGGAGTCGGAACGATTGATGGGAGTGTTGAATGCCCCGCAAACCGACCGTCGCCAATAAGCGCCTGGCCAACAAGATCATCTGGGCGCTGGAGGACATCACAGCCATGTGCCTCGATCTCCGCGATGTCTGGGGCTACTGCGTGGATCGGGCTACGGAGAACCAGGATGCCGTGATGCTCGCCTACCTTGCCCGGTTCCGCGATCGGCTGGCCGGCATTGAGGCCACGGCCCAGGCTGCCCGGCACGGCGAGTATCGGGACAAAGGAACGTCGGGAACATCGAGGACATAACACTGCTATAGGAGAGAAGCATGCCAATGGATCGCGCTTTGTACCCGGCCAAATGGGATGAGATCAGCCTGGCGGTGCGCTTGGAGGCGGGCTGGTGTTGTGAGGGCAGCCCTGCCTACCCTGAGTGCCGGGCAGAGCATGGCCAGCCACACCCGGTCACCGGCTCCCATGTCGTCCTCACCGTGGCCCATCTCGACCATAACCCGGCCAACTGCGAGCGGGGCAACCTGCGCGCCTGGTGCCAGCGATGCCACCTCACCTACGATGCCTCAGTCCACGCTCAGCACGCAGCCGATAGACGCAGGCAGCGAGGTGAGCGCGCGGCGGTAGAGTAGTAGAGGCAGGAGCGATGATGGTCCCAATGTTCCTAACATCCCACACGATGGGCCTGCCGGGGGCAACCCTGGAAACGCGGCGGGCCAGTGGGAGGGCCGGTCATCCTACGAGTCGTATAAGAATCTATTATACGAACCGTAGGACGACGTTCCGGCATGGTGGCCTGGAAGTGGGGAGTAGGTGTGGTTTGTGGGGCGCAATGGGGCCTCCAGTGGGGTGTAGGTTGCGAGTGTGGCCCCACTCGTTCGGCGGGTGGCGGGCGATGGCTGGTGGTGGCGGCCAGCGAGGGGTGTTTCCTGGTGGGGCAGAACCCCCCACCAGCGCGGGCCAGGGGGGGCGGGGCTCGAAGTCTGGCGAAGCCGGCGGCCACAGGTGTTACGACCTCCGGAAAATCCGCAAATTCTGGACGCGTGAATGATTGAGGCGATGGGGCGAGACGTATGATCGACGTTGAGGAGATTAAGGCGGCGAACCCGATTGAGGGAGTGATTGGGGATGATGAGGCTTTGCAACAGAAGGCGCGGAGCCGATACCTGCGGGGGATTGAGCATGACAGCCTGGTGGTGGATACGCACGCCCAGTATTACGTGTGGAATAGCCGGGGTGAGACGGGGGACGTGTTCACCTGGTTGGAGAAACGGCGGCGGATGGACTTCCGGGCGGCGGTGGAGCACCTGTGCCGCCGGGCGGGATTACAGGATCCGCAATGGGGCGAGGAGGGGACGGCGCGGGTGGCTGCTGCGCGCCAGGCCTCGGATGCGCTGACGGTGGCATGTAGGTATTGGGTGGGGCGGTTGCAGGCCACAGGGGGCGCCCTGGCGTACTGTAGGGGCCGTGGGTGGACGGATGAGACGATCCGGGAGGCGGGGCTGGGGTACGTGGATGGGGAGCGGAAGGCTCTTCGGGACGAATTGGAGTTGCACGGGATTGACGTGAAGGGGGGGGCGGTGAAGGCGGTGCTGATGGCGCCGAAGGGGAGCCTGGTGTATCCCTGCGTTCGGAGCAAACGGGTGACGTATTTCGCATGCCGCTCGATCGAGGGGAAACGGCACTGGAACCCTCCGGTGGAGCTGGTGGGGGAGCGGCGGGCGTTTTTCAATCACGCGTGGTCGCCGATGGCGGAGATGGTGGTGGTGGTGGAAGGCCAGGCGGACGCGGTGACGTTGGCGCAGTGGGAGGTGGCGGCGGTGGCGCTGGCCGGGACGAGTGCGAGCGAGGGGCTGCTGCGACTACTGGCCCGACACAAGCGGGTGGTGGTGGGCCTGGACGAGGGGGCGGAGGCGGCCAGATCGGGGATCTGCGACGGGCTGGGGCCGTTGACGCGGGTGGTGGAGTGGCCCGAGAAGGATGCGAATGACTGGCTGCAGGCGGGCGCTAGCGCGGCGGAGTGCGCGGCGCTGATCGACGGGGCGGCGACGTGGGGGGAGATGGTGGCCAGGTCGGTGGGGGAGATGGAGGGCGTGGCCCGGGATGAGGGGTTGCGGCGGGCGCTGCCGCTGCTGGCCAGGATGGATGAGATGAGCCTGGCGATGCACCGGCCGGGGCTGGTGGCGTCGTTGGGGGTGGATACGCGGCAGTTCAACGCGCTGGTGAAGGCGGCCAAGGGGGAGATGGCTGCTGCTGGGAATGGGGATGGGGGTCGACCCCTGTACATCGTGGAGACGCCGGGAACGTTGGTGCAGGAGCATCTGCTGGAGATGATCGTGGTGCCGCCGGAGGATGAGCGGAGCGCGGACGGGGCGACGGGGTGGCGGACACGGTTCGCGTGCCGGTTCCCGGACGGCCAGGTGCGGGAGATCCCATATCTGGACCTGAAGAACGTGCGATATCAGCCGCTGGCGCCGACGAACCGGATTTTGACGGAGCGGGTGGTGCTGTTTCCGTCGGCGTTGGGGGAGCGGGTGCCGTTGGTGGATCTGGTGAAGCGGATCCAGGCGGTGATCCGGAAGTACGTGGATCTGGACCGGTTCTATGAGGGGCTGGCGGCGTATTACGTGCTTTTCACGTGGCTGTACGATGCGTTCAACACGCTGCCGTATCTGCGAATGCTGGGGGACGCGGGGACGGGGAAGAGCCGGTTCATCCAGGTGGTGGGGGCGATGTGTTTCCGGCCGACGTTTGTGACGGGGGCGGCCACCACCTCGCCGATCTTCCGGCTGCTGGACCGATATCGGGGCACCCTGGTGCTGGACGAGGGGGATTATCGAGCCAGTGATGAGACGGCGGATATCATCAAGATCTTGAACACGGGCTTCCAGCGGACGCAGGGGCTGGTGCTGCGATCGGGGGATGGCAAGGGAGGGTTCGAGACGGAGGTGTTCCTCGTCTATGGGCCGAAGGTGATCGCGACCCGCAAGCAATTCGTGGATTACGCGCTGGAGAGCCGGTGCCTGACCTATGAGACGGGGGGGCCGACGATGCGGACGGATATCCCGATCGACCTGCCCCGGAGGTTCTGGACGGATGAGACGATGGCGATCCGGAACGCGCTGCTGCGATATCGATTGGAGATGTGGGAGCCGGAGATCGAGTTGGACTACAAGGGGATGGATCTGACGGTGGAGAAACGGCTGAATCAGGTGACGGTGGCGTTGATGACGCTGATTAAGGATGACGAGTTGCGGGAGGGGCTGCGGGGGTTTATCCGGGAGTATAACCGGCAGATGGTGGTGGAGCGGGGGATGACGTTGACGGCCAAGGTTTTGGAGGCGCTGTGTGGGTGCTGGTTTGGGGATCTGTATAACGACCTGGTGCCGGACGTGCGGATCAAGCGGGTGACGCAGGCGACGAATTTGCTGATGGACCGGGAGAATGAGGGAGGGATGGTGGAGGCGGACGACCGTGAGGGATCGGGCGACCACAAGGGATCGCCCCTACGGGAGGGGAAGGATAGGCCACAGCTGACGCCGAAGAAGGTGGGAAGCATCGTGAGGAAGCAGTTGCACCTGGGGACGGAACGATCGACGGCGGCGGGGCGGGCGTTTGTGGTGATCTGGGACGCGGAGCGGGTGGAGGCGTTGCGGCAGCGGTTTGGGGTGACGGAGGAATGGTTGGTGGAGATTGTGGAGGCGTTGAAGGATCTGCGGGAGGTTGGGAAGGGCGAGCAACAGAAGGAAATGGCATTGAACGATGAATGATGAATCTGGTACTTTGGGAACTTCGGAGCCGGGGTTTCCGAGGCATGCATTTTGTTTTGTGGATTACATAAGCTGATACAAGGCAAAATGACTCTTGGGAAAAACCTTGTTTTGATGTTCTCGAAGGTACGGCAGGAGAGAGCGACCACGAGGGATCGCCCCTACGACGGGGCAGGGCATAGGTTTTGGTAGATTCGTTCTGGTACTTAGTAACTTAAAGAAGGTTGATATATGGAGCGAATCGGTGTTTTTTGCTTTGCGGGACTTAACTGTTGATGTGTTTGTACCATTGAAAAGGGGGCAAAAAACGCCAAGTTCCTAACGTCCGGAAACGTTTTGGATGGCCATGAAATCTAGTGAAACCTATGTTGTTTTTGTCGAATCTGAGGAAATGTAAAGTTCCAGACAAATCTCAGTAAACCTGTAGGAGCGTGTGATTATGGTAAAGTCGGAACTGTCAAGTTGTTATGTGAACCAGGCGTGATATAGGAAGGAGGGAACGTAGGATGAGCACGTTTGTGTGCCCATATTGCGGTGGGCGAGTGAAGGTGGAGATGCGGTTCAGGGCGGAGACGGAATTGAAGAGGCGGCCGGTGAACGCTGAATTGGGGGGACCGGTGCTAGAGGCGATCTGTGGCCTGGGGCGGTTGGGGCGGCTGGATGAGGAGGGAGCTTTGTGGCGGGAGGAGGTGACGGTCAAGTGCGTGGCGGAGGCGGCGACTGCGTTGTTGAAGGCTGAGGGGCGAGAGGATTTGGGAGAAGGGTTGAAGCCGAGGAAGGTGGGAGAGGTCATTCGGCGGGTGTTGAGATTGGAGACTATGCGGTCGAGCCCGGCGCGACGGGCGTATGTGGTGGTGTGGGATGAGGCGGCGATCGGGAAGTTGCGGGAGCGGTTTGGGGTGGACGAGGAGCGGCTGGGCGAGGTGGTGCGGATCCTGGAGGACTTGAGGGAGCGATTGAATGAAGCGGTGTAGCAAATGCGGCGAGAGCAAGCCGGTGAGTGAATATTGGAGGCATACGGACCAGCAGGATGGCCTGAACTCGGTCTGTAACAACTGTGTGCGGCGAAATCGCAGTGCTGAGTACTACGCAGCCAATAGAGACAAGATAAAGGCGTACCGGGCTAAGTACTACGCAGCCAATAGAGACAAGATAAAGGCGTCCCAGGCTAAGTACCGCGCAGCCAATAGAGGGAAGATAAAGGCATACCAGGCTAAGTACCACGCATCCAATGCCGACGAGAAAAAGGAGCGCAAGGCTAGGTGCCGTGCAGCCAGTGCCAACGAGAAAAAGGAGCGCAGGGCTAGGTGGCGGGCAGCAAATCGAGACAAGAGCGCGGCATATGGGATGCGTCGGCGTGCCCGAAAGGGGAATGGAGGCGGCAAGGCCACGGCTAAGCAGATACGGGCCAGGTGGGAATTGTACGGGGAGACTTGCTACATATGTGGGGATGCGGCGGAGGAGACAGATCACGTGATCCCGCTGGCGGCAGGGGGGATGAACTGGCCGGCGAACCTTCGGCCTGTTTGCAGATCCTGCAACAACGTGAAAGGGAGCCAATGGCCCTACGACTTTGCGGTGGCAAGAATAGAAAATGGCCTCCGCCGGGACGGGAAGGACCCGGATCTCTGGCCAGGGGCCAGTGTGAGTCCCCATTTACTCACTTCGGAGGCCAACCCCCATGGTTAGGGGGAACGCTGGGATGCCGTAGATGCAACCGTTCGGCGCCAGTGGTGGATGTTCTCACCTCCAGCCAGGTATAGGATACCAGAGAAAACATCAAATGACAAATGACAAATCCCAAGATGCCGGGAAGGTTTATCAAGGGCCGGGGGGTGATGGGTGGGAGGTGTGGGAGGCGGTGGAGGAGGGGTGTTTGGGGGAGTTGCGGGTGCGGGTGCGGAGTGTGGGTATGTCGGGCGGGCTGGTGTATGAGTGTGTGGTGGTGGGGACTGGGGAGGCGTTCTTCCTGGTGGAGAGGACGTTGAGGGAGTTTTGGCGGGAGGCAGGATGATGCTGGTGAGAGGAAGGGGCATTGTGGGGGCCCCGCAAACAGCACGGGACTTCGCCCCGCAAACAGCACGGGACTTCGCCCCGCAAACAGCACGGGACTTCGCAGTGCGTCCGCGGGTGTATCTGCGGCCCAAGGTGGAGGAGGAGCGGATCTGGGTGGAGTTGGGGTGGGAGGAGTGTTTGCGGTGTGAGGTGCGGCCGGATTGTGATGAGGAGGATCCGCGATGCGGGCGGCGGCGAGTGGTGGAGCGGCGGGAGTCTGCCCCGCCAGGAACGCGGGACTTCGCGGGACACTGCGCGGTGGTGCCGGAGGGATATGTGAGCCTGCCGGAGATGGCTGCAGCGCTGGGGCGGACGGAACAATGCCTGTTGTATCGGATCAAGAATGGGTTGCTGGCGGCGGAGCGGTGGCAGATCGGGAAGCGGGATCGGTGGTTGGTGCCGGCGGAGGAGATGGAGCGGGCGGTCCGGGAGCCCTCCCGCAGCAGGAAGCGGGACGGGACTTCGCCGCCCGCATGGAGGGGAGGTGGGGGATGATTACGATTGCGATTGTGAATCAGAAGGGTGGGGTGGGGAAGACGACGACGGCGGTGACGTTGGCGCACGGGATGGCGTTGTGGGGGCTGCGGGTGCTGCTGGTGGATCTGGATCCGCAGGGGAATGTGGCGGATGCGTTGGGGTTGGAGAAGTCAGACGGGGTGTCTCAAATGCTAAATATCAAATATCAAATGACAAATGGCAAATCGAGGGAGAATGGGAGGGGGGTTGTGTTTAGTGGGCGGCCGGGGTTGGCGTGTGTGTTGGGGGATAAGAGTACGGTTCTGGCGCGGGAGTTGGTGATGGGGCGGGCGGATCGGGAGTATGCGGTGCGGGATGGGTTGGAGCGATTCGAGGGGGAGTATGCGGTGGCGGTCTTGGATACGGCGCCGGGGGCGGATGTGTTCCAGATCGGGGCGCTGGTGGCGTGCACGCATTATCTGATTCCGGTGTCGCTGGACCACCTGGCTGCTGTGGGGGCGGTGGATGTGTTGGGGAGTGTGGCGGGGTTGGTGGAGGCGGGGTTGGGACCAGGGGGGAGAGGGTACCCAGGAGGAGGGCACCCCTGGTGGGTGCCCCTACGGGGTTTCTTGGGGGTGTTGCCCACGATGTGGGATCGGGTGACGAATGAGAGTCATTTGCAGTTGGAGCGGCTGACGGAGATGTTTGGGGAGGGGGTGCTGCCGCCGATTCCGGTGGATGTGCGGGCGCGGGAGGCGCCAGCGCATGGGCGGACGTTGTGGGAGTATGGGCGGTGCCGGGCGCTGGATGGGGTAGCGGTGGGGCCCCCTCACACAGCGCGGGGCTACGCGGGGCCAGTTGTGGGGGGGTATCGGGCGGTGTTGAGGCGGGTGATTGAGCTGGTGGGGTGATGCTGACGTTTGGTTCGCTGTTTGCGGGGATCGGCGGGTTTGATCTGGGATTCGAGCGAGCGGGGATGCGGTGCCTGTGGCAGGTGGAGATTGATGACTATGCGAGGAGAGTGTTGGCAAAACACTGGCCGGACGTTGCCCGGTATGGAGACGTCCGGGAGTGCGGGGCGGATAACCTGGCGAGAGTGGATCTGATATGTGGTGGTTTCCCGTGCCAGGACATTAGCGTGGCCGGCAAGATGGCGGGATTGGAGGGAGGGCAGAGTGGGTTGTGGTCTGAGTTTCACCGGACGGTTTGCGAGCTTAAGCCACAATGGGTCGTGGTTGAGAATGTACGGAACCTACTTGCAATTGACGCTGGACGGGCAATGGGAGCGATACTCAGGGACCTGGCCAGGAGCGGGTATGATGCGCAATGGGACGTGTTACCAGCAGCGGCCGTTGGCGCCCCGCACCAGCGGGATAGGGTGTTCATCGTCGCGTATTCCGACGCCGATCGCGGCGGACGCGAGGGGAACGAGAAATTCCACGGCGCGGAGGCTGCGGATACCGCCGTCTGGGATCCATTCGGGGGACACGTTGATGGATTGGGTGACGAAGTGGCCGACGCCAACTACGAAGGGGAATCGGGGAACCTCGAGGGGGAGCAAACAGGCATATTCTGCGGGGCCGACATTAAGCGATTCGGTTGGTGGATTTCCGAACCCGACGTGGGTCGAGTGGCTGATGGGGTTTCCCAGCGGGTGGACCGACTTGGATGTCTTGGAAACGCCGTAGTGCCGCAAGTGGCGGAGTGGATTGGGCGGCGGATTGTGGCCAGTGAAGAGGGAGGGGGTTGATATGGAACGGCGGGAGGTTAGGTTGGATCCGGCGGTGGCGGCGGTGTTGGGGGATGGGGCGCGGCGGGGGCGGCGGCGGCGGATGACGCGGCGGGAGCGGGCGCAAGCGGAACGGGATTCACGGCGGCAGCGGGTGACGCTGGAGTTGAATCCGGAGTTGGTGGGGTTGGTGCGGCGGGTGGCGGAGCATGAGGGGGTGAGCCCGGCGGGGGTGGTGAATGTGCTGCTGGTGAATGGGTTGAGGCGATACGCGGCGAGGGAGTTGGGGGTTGAGGAGCACGTGCGGCCGAGCGAGGGACCCCGGTATGATTGGGTGGTGGAGGTGGAGGTGGGGGAGTTGGGTGCTATGGTTGATGGACGGATTGGGGAGGTTTTGGCGGGGTAGGGTGGGGATGAAGGGTGGGGTTTGCGATCGGCAAGGGCGGGGTTGTATGGGTGGGGTTGGTGGAATTGGTAGGGTGGGGTGGGGCGAACGAGGGGGCGGCTGGTGAGGCGGGGTGAGGGAGGGTGGTATGGTAGGAGGGAATGGACGGGAAACCCCGCAGGAGCAAGCGGGATCTGCGAGGGCCGTAGGGGCAGGGGTGGCGCGTTGCAAGCGGTGTTTCCGGTGGAAGCCGGCGGCGGCGTTTGAGGGGATGGGGGGGCGGGTGTGCGTGACGTGTGATGAGTGCCGGGCGTATCAGCAGGAGTGGTACCAGGCGCGGCGGCGGCAGGAGGAAGAGAGTGAGGGATGGGAGCCGGGGTGGGAGGAGTGTTTGCGATGTGAGGTGCGGCCGGATTGTGATGAGTCGGATTCGAGATGTGGGCGGCGGCGGGTGTTGGAGAGGATGCGGGCGGGGGAGATCGAAGCCAGTCGGCTAATGGTACCGCTAGGGTACGTGAGCGTGCCGGAGTTGGCGGCAGAGTTGGGGGTGGTGCGGAATTCATTATATGGGCGGATCGAGCGGGGGACGTTGGCGGCGGAGCGATGGCGGATTGGGAATCGAGTGCGGTGGTTGGTGCCGAGTGAGGCGGGGGACTGACAAGGAAAAAACAATAATGGTAAGATGAAGGTAGGTATGGGGGCAGGGGCAGCGACCCCGGCCGAAGATAGGGCGGTTCACGAACGGGCGGATCACGATCCGCCCCTACGGTAGGGAGGCTTCGTGCTTTGGGAGCGGGACCGTGGGGTTACTCCAAATACCCCCTGGAGCCGCCCGCCTCACGGTTTCGCTCCGAGGGCGCGAGGGACAAGGGGCAAATATGAAATAGCAAATAGCAAATAGCAAATAATTCGGGGACTGGGGAGTAAAGGGCGACCCCGCAGGGGCATGCGGGCCAGGCGGGGTGTCGTCCTTTTTTTGTTATCTCACAGGAGGAGTGTGACCAATGAGTATTGAGTTGTTGCTGATCCTGGTGGGTGTACTGGCACCGTTTGTCATTCAGGGTGTCAAGCTCATTCACACCAAGCTGACAGGCGGTAATCTGTCTCCGGCCTCATCTATGGGCTGGACCTACGCTGTTTGTCTTGCCCTGGCCATTATAGCGAAGGTTTCTACCGGCGAGCTCATAATCCCGACGGGAACGCTGGACGTTGTTCTTACCTCTATCTTCACTCAGCTTGGCATCGTGCTGGGGATGGCTACGGCTGTTTACAAGCTGTTCATCAGCGGTGATACCGCACTCCCATTTATGGGGAGGCGTTGAAAGGACAACCCACGGTGGGCGGGCAAGGAGGGCAACCACAAGGGTTGCCCCTACGGGGGTGAGGTGAGGGTGTTGGATGTCGGGTGAGGTGGTTGTTGGATTGATTGGGGCCGTGGCCGGGGCGGTGGGGGCGCTGGCCGCGGCCTTTGTGTTGATGAAACGGATGCGGTTGGAGGGGAAGAAGGCGGGCGTGGATACGGCGACGGCGCTGATGGCGGTGGCGTCGGAGATGGTGGAGGATTTGCAGGGGGAGTTGGGGCGGCTGCAGTTGCGGGTGGGGGTGTTGGAGGGGGCGGCGGCTGAGCTGCGGCGACAGTTGGATGGGGCCCAGGAGCGGATCCGCAATCTGGAGGCAGAGAACCGGCAGTTGCGGGAGGAGAATGTGTCGTTGCAGCAGTTGTTGGGGGAGGAGCGGGAGAAGCGGCAGGCGTTGGAGAAGCGGTTGGACCAAATGATAGATGGCAAATGACAAATGGCAATGCTCGCCCCGCACAAGACATGCGGGACTTCGCCCCGGTGACAGAACGGGACTTCGCGCCTTGGGAGAGGGGCACCGGGTTCGCCCGCCACCTGCCCCGGTTACAGAACGGGACTTTGCCCCGGTGGCTTCCCAGCCTGGTGTCTCTCTCCGAGGACGCGAGTGGGCAGGCACCCCGGCCCGCTGGCGCGAGCCAGGGCGGGCAAGGCCTGCCCCTACGGGGGATGGTGGGTGAGTGGTGGGTGAGTGATGGGTGAGGGTGAGGTTGGGGTGTTGCCGGGGATGGAGGGGGCGGCGGATCCGGTGGCGGAGGCGCAATTGAGGAGCGAGGCGGCCAGGCGGATCTTCGAGGAGGTGGAGGGGGGCGAGGCTGTCTGGATGGCGGAGTATTGGTCGCTGGTGGCGGAGGGGTGGCCGTGGCGGCAGGCGGTCTATATGCTGTGGGCGAGCCAGCCGCGAGAGGGGCGATGGCCGAAGACGCAGGAAGCGCTGGCGACGGAGGTGTTGGGGCTGGGGAGTGACCGGCGGATCCGGGAGTGGCGGGCGAATAATCCGGCGATGGATGTGCGGGTGGCGAAGTTGTCGGCGAGCGCATTGGGGAAGGCGCGGGCGGAGATCTATGAGGCGCTGATCAATGCGGCGAGCAATCCGGATCCGAGGGCGCACAGCGACCGGAGGCTGGCGTTGGAGATGATGGGGGATTACGTGCCGAGGCAGCGGTTTGACGTGGGCCCGGTGGCGCCGGATGAGATGGGGGAGATGACGACGGAGGAGTTGGCGGCGTTGGCGCATGGGCCGGGGCAAATGACAAATGACAAATATGAAATATCAAATGGCAAATAGGACGCCGTCCCAGTGATAAATGACGTGATGGTGGCTGCGCCGCCATCGGCGGTGGTGCAGGAGGTGCGGGGGCTGGCGCGGCGGGAGTTGGCGCGGCGGGAGTTGGCGCGGCGGCGGCTGATGCCGTTCGTGGAGTACACGTTTCGGGCGTATCGGGCGGCGGCGGTGCACCGGTTGCTGGCGGAGTATCTGGAGGGGGTGGAGTTGTATATCGCCAGTGGCGGCCGGGAGGGTATTGGGCGGCTGATGGTGTTTGAGCCGCCGAGGCATGGCAAGAGTGAGTTGGTGTCGGTGCGGTTTCCGGCGTGGTTTTTGGGGCGCAATCCGGATCGGCAGGTGATCGTGGCGTCGTGCACCGGGGATCTGGCGGTTTCGTTTGGGCGGCAGGTGCGGAACGTGATTGAGGGGGGCGAGTATCAGAACGTGTTTGGGCTGCGAAGTGGGCGGGTGATGGAGGAGAGTATCTATTTGGCGGATGACAGCCGGGCGGCGAATGCGTGGTCGCTGGCCAGGCAGCGGGGGGGGCTGGTGGCGGCGGGTGTGGGGGGCAACATTATCGGGCGGGGAGCGCATCTGGCGGTGATCGACGATCCGTTCCGGGGGCGGCGGGATGCGGAGAGCAAGGCGGTCCGGGATGGGGTGGATACGTGGTACAAGTCGGAGCTGTATCCACGGCTGGAGGTGGGGGGGGCGATTGTGCTGATGCATCAGCGGTGGCACGCGGACGATTTGGCGGGGCGGTTGCTGCGGCGGATGGTGGAGGACCCCGCAGGGGCCGGCGGGGCAGGTGCGGATCGGTGGGTGGTGTTGTCGTTGCCGGCGGTGGCGGAGGAATGGGCGGGTGAGGAGAGGGCACCCACGAATGGGGACAGGGCACCCGCGAATGGGGAGAGGGCACCCACAAGGGGTGCCCCTA